TTGAATGACTTCAGTAAATCATCCATGCTACCTCCTTTCATATTTACACGTATTCCACACCCGTCCTCCCACGAACACGCACCACGCTCGCCGGGCAAGAGAGCCAAATGATCCGGTCTGTAGTTATAGGCTATGGATACATAAGTTTCTCCGTTCCACTCACCTTCAGTATAATCGGAGTCGTTAAATGTACCTACACTGACATCAACAGGTCTTCCTTGTCGAAGGTATCCTGCCGTTTCAGGAGATACGGCCAGTAATTTCTGTTCATCAAGCCACGCTTCGGCACGCAGTTTACCATCAAAATGAGAATTAATCACCCTTCCAACGGAAGTACTGCTCACCTCAGGATTACGGGCAGAGACAAACCGCCCATCTACCTGTGGATGACCAACCATTACCGGTATATTGTTCCAAACCTCTGGCTGTCTGGATAACTCATCTGCCCCATGATAAACAGGTCCGTGAGATCCATTGTGAACCCCTTCAACCATCATTATCACAGGAACCACCAGGTGCCGTCTGTCTTCCAGAGTTTCTTCCCTGATAGTATAATCTACAGTAGCAACAAAGTACACATTCATCTGATTGGTACTTACAACAGAATTCGCTTGACGAATGGCTCTTGCATCACAATTAGTACCCCCCTGGCTTTTACACCGTGCCAAGGCACTGTTTGCCACCTTTACCCACTGACGTTTCTGTTTGTCAGAGAGTCCTTTCTTGTGTCTTTCGACATCACTAACTGTCCATGGCATCTTTCTCGTATTTAAAAAACGCACAACTGCATTCACCTGGCCACGAAGTCAAAAATGAATAACAATCTCCACGAGACTCAATAAACCTCACCGGAGCCATAAATTTCTCCCGTTTTGGTCCTTCATGTTTCTTGTAACTATAATAATCCAAAAGTCCCAGTATAGTCACACCCGGAATAAAATACCTTTCAAGAGCGGTAATACTCTCAATAAATACAGGATTGGTTTTGGGAGCATCAAAAACACAAATCTCAATGGGATCACCCGAATATTTGGAAAGTGAATTCGGTATATTTCCTTGGATAAGGTATATTTTATCATATACAGCTTTTACATTATCCCTGTACAATGTTACCAGATCCTGTCCCTCCTCCAAATGCTCACCACACATACCTGCTTTTCTTACCTGATACTTGGTAGCTTTCCAACGATCAAATGCCCAGAACGGGCGGTCATACTTGGCTTTTACCAAACCCTCAAGAAGTGCATAACTGCTTGCTCCAAGCCAACAACCAAGTTCCATGGCCACTCCCTTTCCAAACCATCTTGAGCCGATCTCTCTGAGATAATCATGAACCACTTCAGGTGTCATAGCAGGTATGTTTATAGTACTTGTTCCCACGTGAATTGTAACTGTTTCTTCGGTTTATATTTACTGAGCAATTTTCTCTGTAGCTTTAGCATTTCAGGAGAATTCTTAATATCATATTCACTATCGTTACGTCCCCACTGAGTTACACTGGCATCAGACACGTCCGTATCATTGAACCGGATCATGTAAACTTTATCCATCTGCCAAACATTCTTTACTTTGGACATCAAAGCCCTTCGGAATGGATAAGACGGACCATTCCAATATCCAATCAGACGCTCGTCAAAACCACCAACCTCCCAAAACATCTCCCGGGTAATAATGTACGTACCGGTATGAACCTTAGTCTTAGCCAAATTGCCTCTATTATAGTCATACCTTGCCGGTCGGTACCAATCTCTTGGATGTAATTTGACATGTAACAACTCATATAAGCTCTCTGGTGGTAATACATGATCTATGTCAGTACTAACAACCCACCCACTTTTGATACTTTTAAAAGCCAGATTTCTCGCTCCGGCATGGTTCCATGGGATATTCTCTTTTATCCGGTACAAACTAATTGGTATCTCCGGAAGTTGCTCATTTTCCAATACTTCCTTTGCTGGATAATTTGGACTACCATCATCAATCAATACAATATTGACAAACTCAACTACATTCGAGACAATCCCCCTCCAGAATCTGAGTTGAGTACGCAACATCTCAGGTGCTTCATAATACGGTATGGCTATCGTTATCTTATTCATTCTGGAAACCATGTTGAACCTCTACCTTCAAATCGACCTTCACCATACGGCCTTGTACCAGCCAGTTCCCTGGTGATGGGAATTGCAAAGCATCTACAGTTTGGATGAACTGGAATCATATGTTCAATTTTCTCCAAGGGAAATCGCTCCCCGTGAAGATGTGCACAACGATCACACACCCGATCATCCCCCGCAGTCCCCCACTCTGCTATTACGGTTACTCCCATCGCCTGCCAGTTTTTATATTCCTGCATGTTGGCCATATGGTGCGCTCGAATAACTTCGGTGCGTGCCAAAGTTTGTGCCCTACGCTTTGCCGGAATGAACCGCCCCAATGTATCGGTAATTCCCAATTCACCCATACCGGTACCGTTTATCGTAGCCATTAACTTACGGGCAATCACCCGGGAATGATCCCCATCTACCAGTCCTTGTGCCAAAACCTGAGAAATCTGCGTATCCATCTGTGATGTTATTCCCTTCAATTGTTCAAATGCCCGGGTGAATGCCAAACCAACAGCATCAATATGAAAAGGGGCAGACATAATTGCTTCAATCCCCCCACTTGTTTCTATACTAGGGACGTTATAATTCGCCTTTCGCAATTCCTGCCTGCCCCGGATCACCCCCCTTTTGTATGAATCATAAATAAAAATATTTGTCCAAGCTTCCTCAACGGATTCTCCAATACGGTACAAACGTCGAGTTTCCAATAATCCTAAGCTCTCCTGACGACGCAACCATTCCATAAAAGCATCTACCTTGTCAGATACCCTGGGAAAGTTAAAAGCTTGGTACCCAGGAGGCGTTACGTCAGTAAAAACCTGTATATTAAGCCCAAAACAATCCTGCTCGATGATGGCCTCCCGTATTACCCGTATTAGGGCATTAAGACGTTTGGCCATTGCCCGGACAAATGCATTTCTGAGTGTAGTGGTCCTGGTAGGATCATACGAATTTATCTGTACTGAATTATATGTTAGTACCTCATTCATTATTTGCGTTTACCGGCTCTTCAGCCACCTCCTCAGTATCTCCTCCTGCTACAATCCTACGAAGTTCTTCCATCACTTCGTCAGAAGACATTTTCTCTATCTCAGCCTGTTCATCTTCACTCAAACCAAGGAACAAGCGGAAGAATGCTTTTGGTGGAATTAGAGACTCTGCCATGGGATTAGTTGTGTACTCACGCACGGCCATGGCACGCGTCCTACCCACTTCAGCCTTATCTTTCTCGGAAGAAGCAAACAGATCAGACCATTGCACCACATAATCCTCAGAAACAGGCAAAACCCCATGCTGCATACATTTTTGTACAAACGGACGAAGGATATTTATCTCGGCGTGTTCTTCTCTCCTTGTCTGAATGTAACTGAACCATGCAATAATATCTTGAGCAGAGGATAGTTCTCCACGTTCCGAACCGGTAAGGATCCTCTTTGGAATACCGGTTACCGCTGCAATCATCTGTATCTGAACATCCACATGATTTGCCGGATCTGATACCTGTGTAGCTAAGGCTTCAAGATCCACACCCTCATTGACAAAAACTCTTCTCAAGTTATGTTCAAACTCATCCAACTGATCCTGTAAACCGTTTTCCACATCTGTAGGCAGGGTATAATCCTCCTTTACTTTTCCCTGATATCCTGGACGGGCACCCCTCCAGAACATCTCCGCAGATCCACCAACCAACTTTTCAAGATCCATTAACCGATTATAGACTGCCTGCAAAACCGGAACGCCGTACACTTCACTTTCCAAAAGTTCATTGGTAACATGCAACACACGAGTCCAGTGAGCAAACAAAGTCACCACGGTTTCACTGTCGTTTTCAGTATACTCAATTTCATATTCCTCCGGAAGTCCGTATCTGGGATCCCTTGGATTTTTTACAAACCTTTGTATTTTAGCGTGTCCTTCTCCCAATGGTTTGACATACAATAATTTTTTATTGTTCTTATTTACAGGCTTTCTGAATCCTTCCCTGTCAGATACGGACTTCCGGAGGAATATGAAATT